CCTCCTGTTATTAAAAGTAATTTTTTTGTGCAATAATGTGAATATCATGCCAACTTGCAAAGCGACTTGAATAGTTCCTACGGCATAATATGATCTTAAAACCTAGCCTCTCTAATTCTCTTTTTAACGCTCTTTCTGACCACATGATATAATGTTCGTCTTTTGCCCAGTGCGGCCATCCACTAACGCCTGTCTTGAATATAAATTCAATATCAGGTGTTGTTAAGAAAAGAACTCCATTGTCAGGCATTAGATCATAACATTTTCTAAGTGCTGCTATTGGATCAGCGAAGTGCTCAAATACATGGCTCATCCATATTACATCAAATAATCTTTCTGGGGCTTTATCAAGACCAAGTTCTTTAGCATTATCCGGCAACTTAACACTAAAATCATACGTCTCAAAATCTCCTTTATAAATATTGCCACCCGGGGTAATGTCTTCATTCATCTCTATACCCCAAGTCAACCAACCTCTATCTTTAAAAAAATCTAAATTATAAGGATTGCAGAAGCCAACCTCTAACATCATTCGGCCCATAATTAACTCTTCAACGATCGGCGCGTAAATTCTTCCGTGATAAGTAAGTCTTTCTTCTGCTCCTGGATAGTCAATATAATTCCTTATATAATCTCTGTCGTATACTTCATGCGACGGAAGTTCTTTCTGAAATATAACTCCACACTGGCAGCTGTACCAGTCAGCTTCATTCTTAGCATCATTCTTGTTATCTACAATCCTATTAATGAAGTTTGTTTCGACTCCGCATATAGGACAGTGCCTAGGAAATATTTGCTCTTCACTTTTTTTCAATAACTTTTTTGATTTGCTCATTTATGAACCTTTCGATGACAAGTTTCACATAAAGTTATTCCGTTGCTTATATCAAATCTTTTATTGGGAAACTTTGCAAATGAAAGAATATGGTGCGCATGTAATTTGCCACCATGTTTCCCACACGATTGGCAATTCCAATTATCTCTCTCATAAATAGTTTTTGCCCATCTCGAAGCCCAAAGTCTGTTTCTTTCAAGCTTACTTTGTTTTGTTTTTCCTCCTTGCCAATTAGGACCTCTTTTTCCAAGTTGCGAATGTTTAACACAATAAGTAGAAGAATATTTAATCTTTACACCACAAACAAGACATTTTTTATTTCTATCTACTATTCTTTGGCTTAATCCATAACACTTCTTAGAACAAAACTTTCCTTCTCCTATTTTTATTTGGCTTTTATAAACAATCATTTCTTTTCCACACCAATTACATTTAGTTTTAGTTTTTGCAATGTTCATGATGTACTTTTCTAATTTGTTTATATACTCTATTTGGGTCAAGCCCAACTGCCATACACCAAGCAGCCTTAGTCATAATATCAATAGGACATTGTATTGTATAATCATAAATTAATCTAAAACAAGGCGCGCATGCACACTCTGCCTCTAATGAATAATCATTAATAAAATGTTTAGAGATGTTCTCCCTTGTTGTATGACCAAGCAATCCTATCTTTGGTGTATCGTAACAACCACTAGCATGTAAAAGACCAGTATCCGGTGCAACAACTAGATCAACAAACTTCGTTAAAAGAAATGAAGTCCTTATTGAAACATCACCAGATAAATGCGTGATAATATCTTCTTGATTTTGCGTCTCAAGAAGTTTGCATCTTTCATCGCCTACTGTAATAAAATGAACATCTTTGTGCTTCTTTAACACTTCGCCTATTACGAAATCCGTCCACGGGTAAACTTTGTTCCTTCCGGACCCTGATAGTCCCCATAGAATGTTGAACTTTCCGGGCTTGATATACTTCCGAACCTCTTTTTCTTCTTCATCTGTAAACTGGAGAGATGGTTTTTTTCCACAGTTATCCAGCTTTGACCATTCGCTCGTAACATCGTAATAATTTTTATTGCACCGCTCTCTTCTTTCGGATTTAGTATAATTGTACGCAGGTTGTATTGGGTGCATAACGACATTACATTCCAGAGACTCAGAAAAATTGATGTAGAGATCGGGGTTAATTTCTTTCTTCTGTTTGACCCAAAAATCCTTAACCTCGTCAAGTGATATGCTATCATCGTGTTCGATAATTTCGTCAACTCTATTATCACTTTTGAATACCTCCATTCCTCTTTTTGTAGTATCTAAAATTACATAATAACCTAGCTCCTTTAATCTTGTTAGTGCAGGAGTGATCATAATGCAATCACCATAAGCTCCGTACCGTACGACTAAAGCCTTTTTACTCATGCTTTTCTCCGAATGGTTTAGTTTTTCTAAAAACAACTGTCCCTAACCCTTTTTCTGTTCTTGCCACTTCTTCAAGATTATCACTTTCTTCAACAATAATATCAACTGCTCTTCTTACGTCTCCACCGCAGTGTTCGTTACATATATCGTGTATCGCAATCATTCCACCAACGCGCACAAAAGGCATGAAACAAACATAGTCTGCTATACACAACATCGTCCTGTGATCACCGTCTATAAACAAGTAGTCGATTATAGAGGGGAATGAATTAATGTCTAACCAGGGAGAATATGTATTTATCAGGTTGACATAGTCCCAAACACCGGCTTTTTTTAAATTCTCTTCCCACTCAGGCAACGGATCGCACTCAACAGAATAAACCCTGGCATTTCTTTCCTTTGCTATTTTTCCAAAGAGCATTGAAGAACAACCATACCGGACACCTATTTCCACAATACAAGTTTCTACAACTTGTCTTGACGTTCTCTCAAGAATCCTATAATCGTATTTATCAATACTATTTCTTCCCAACTCTAGTATTTCGTCACGATTCATTGTACGTCCATTTCATTTCTAAATTATCAGTCTTAAAGGAACACTTCCCTTTATGCCCTTTTTTTCTTTCACAAAATACAGATACACTGCCTATTCCAAAATGTCCTAAACAATCATTAGAAAACATCCTTATATCAGATTCTTTTTGTGCTGAATCTGTTCCATATGCTAAGTTTTTAGTGTTCATGTTTAATTCTTTCAAGATTTTCTTTAGACTCTATAATGCCATCGGCAAACTCGTTAAATTCATCTACTGAAAATTCAAGTCTTAAATTTCTATAGTGAAGATGAACATCCCAGTCTTCTTCCTTGTTATTATTTATTTCTATAGTATACCGACGAGGAAGTTGCGAACACTTTGCGTCTACTTCTTTATATGTTAAGATTTTAAATATATTTCCCATGACTCACCATCCTGACAACCACCTTTAGTTTCAATAATAACTTCTATTTCTTTAATGCCAAGGTCTCTATAAGCTAGATACCTTTTAAATCCATCAAGTCTTTTACCGTAATAAGTGCAAGCTATAGGTAATATTTTCTTACCTTCTTGTATGAGTTTTTTGACAACTTCTGCACCAGCTAAATGTTCTTTATCAATATTATTTAATCTATGCCCAACATCTTCTGGTGAAATACATTCTAATGGAACCATACCAGTAGTTTTACCATCCATAATCTCCATAAACTGTTTATTACGTTTAGATGGTTTTATTGCTAGTATATGCCATTCCATTGTTAATGGGTTAGGATGGTGCATACCCTTTTCTACTATATATCCGGCTGCCTTGACTTCTTCAGCATAATCATATAGATTCCATATGGTATAGTGTTGGTGTATACCAAAATTAGGATACGTTGTAGGATTAAGTAAATCAAAATATGCTGGGTCTGGTGATATAATAAATAATATTCCACCATCTTCAAGGTTATCTTTTATATCAGTTAAAAATCTTATGGGGTCTTTTAGATGCTCTATAACATGAGAAGCCCATACAACATCAAACTTACCTATCCCTTCAAATGTCTTCTTATCTCCTATATTTCCAATAATCATCTTGCGATTAGTTGGCAATAAGTCCTCTTGCATATCGACACCAGTTACATCCCAACCTAATTCTTTATGTATAATAGAATCCATATAATGTAATCCGCATCCAACATCAAGGAATGTATTAATTTCTTTGTTATGTGAAGATAAATTAACAATAGTTTCATGTACACGAATAGGTGCGTTACTTTCTGTTATACCTGAACTTTGCATTTTTTCATTATAATGATATTTATTTTGGTCTATATTTTTCCAGTCCCCATACCATACGTTCTTGCAATTACAAAATGAATATCCTTCAAGTGGATGTAACACCTGATTGTCTGTATGGTAATCTCTAACAGTACCATTAACATACATTGGATGTCCCATACCACAAAACGGACATTTCATTAGTTTATTTTCAGGGAACTTAAGGTCAAGTCTCATATTAGTGCTAGTGAAGTCAATCATGTATATCACCAACCTTTTCCATTATCAAGTCAGTATCAAAATATACACACAAAGGATAACCATCCTTAGATGGGCAACCGATATACTGATACGGGCCCTTACAACAAGGTGAACAATACGCTGGTGATTGAAGACTATAATCATTCTTAGCATACTTAGTATGATTCTCTAAACTAGCTGCTGTCATTAACTGTATAGTAGGTGTACCCCACATATTTGAGGCTACCATTAATCCAGACTCACACCCTATAGTACAATTAACGTGTTTAGCAAGGAGCATAGCTTGTTTAAATGGCTGATGACCTATAATAGTTTTTACTCTGTCACCTAGGTGCTTAAGGTTTCTATCAGCATATTCTGGTCCACCAGTAGTTATTATAAGTGCGTCATCGTATTTATCGAGTATTTTCTTAGCTAATTCTTCAGATTGTTGGAACTGTTTATGCGCGGATGTACCAGCAACATTAATTAACACAGTAAACTTATCTTTATATTGTTCTATATAATCTTCTACTATATCATGTTCTTTATCTGAAAAGTATACTTCACCTTGCCATTTTCCTACTTCTTCAGGGAATCCTGCTGATATAGCCATCTGATCATAATAATTTATATGTCTATATTGGTCTCTAAAGTTATCGTTTTCATAATACCTGTGTTGCTGTTCCATTATAAGTATTGACTGTTCAATAGTGCCGCCAAGAAACATAACATCATTATATTGCTGACCCATAGCTTCAAGATGTTGATTAAGATTAAATGATTTACTAGCGTTAATTTTATCGGCTGGGGTTTTAGCCATCTCTGAACAGTATATACCTAGGTTATCAATATATGGATTACCATGTAATACCCTATACCCTTTTATCCCAGTTTCAACATCTACTTTACTATACCCTTTCTGTTTAAGCATTCTTGGGAGAAACGACATATGTATCATATCACCGTATGCACCCAACCTAAATAATAATATAGTTTTCATATATTCCTTAAAATTAGGGGGTGTTTAAGGTACACCCCAAAACCTTATGCCGTTTAGGTATCGCTATTTACAAAACGCTCAATTACCTCTACTCTCGCAGCAACTGTAATAACATCCGTTGACGTACCATCATATATCAACGAAAGTGTATCTCCAGCAGCTACATTAGTAGCAGTACAAGCACCACTAGTTATAGTGTCTACAGCTTGTGTACTAGTACAAGTAGCAGTTCCTATAATAGAAAAAGCACCAGTTCCAGCTAACTTACTGCCTAAAACAACATTACCAACATTAACAGCTGTACCAGCTGTTATTGATGTCATATTAAAATCCTGCACCGTCATCGGGTACATAACTTTAATTTCTGCACCTATGTCAAGTGCAGTACCTGTGCCATCAAGGACTTCTGATACTGGCATTTCTAACGTTTTCCTTGATCCATAAGAAGGATCAGAATAAGTTCTACTCATAACTTCCTCCTTATAGTGAAGTAACGTGAATTATTCTAGTTTCAGCGTCCGTTGTGAAATCCCATGTCTTAACGAATCCACCTAAGTAGTACCAAGCAATTCCTTGGTCACGACCGAAGTCTTTCGGTAAGTCAATTCTGATTTCTTCAGGGATTGCGATCCCTTCACGAACAGCATCCGCACCGAAGAAGACAGCCTCACCATCTACTGAGCTTGAACCCAATACATTGGAAAGAACGTTAGTCTCTTCGATGAATCTTGTACCATAATACTTTCCAATTTCACCAACAGCCATAGGCTCACTTGAGGTCTGCATAATCTTCGCCTCAAAGTAATCATATAAACCGCGAATAGAATTGGTTGAAGCAATACAAATATAATTGCTTCCGTCATACCTAGGAATGTTCAACGTCTTCATTTTGTCTACAACGTCTCGAACATTCTTGTCACTCATACTTCCGTTTGATGTGGCAACAGCTGCAGCAGCAGAACCAAAAGTGGTCGTCGCTGTGTTTGTAATCGTTGCCTTGTAATCAGACGTTTTGAACTGAGTTGCGGCCGCACTATCAAGCACCTTAGCCATATCATTCCTTAATACTGTCTTAACAATATCAGGAACCTGTACTTCAGCTAATGTTTGCGCTTTCAAGGTGAAAGGTATAGCATTCAATGTGTTATCGCTGAGTTTTTTATCTCAACTTCTTACAGTCGCCTGCAAGTTCAGCATATATGTTCTCTTTCGAGAGGGGCGCTCTTGCTTGAGTTACTGTCATAGAGTAATACTCTTTAGACTCGTCAAGTATGCGTTGCACCTTCAAGGAAGTTTCCTTCCAGGCTTGGCTCAAGGTTGTCTCTGTAAGATTTCCCCTGAATTCACCCCTTTTTCTATAATAACTAACTTCATTATGAATTATCATATGACAATCGTAACAAACTGTTCTTCCATTATTAACATCATTAACAAGCTCAGGATATTCATGCGCATGTTTAACATGATGTGATATTGGGTAAACAGAAAATTTGTTACAGATTGTGCAAGTAGAATTGTCTCTACTTATTACAGCATCTCTCCATATTTGGTATTTATAACCTCTTATCTGAGAAGGCGATGTTTTTCCACCTCTCCAATTATGGTTTTTTTCACCAATCTGTGAAATACTTTGTCTGTGTCTAGTTTCTAAAGAAACTTTTCTGCCTTTCATAAAACCAACTAACCCTTTATTCCACGCAATCATGCCTTTCTTTGAACATGACCTGCAAAGTTGGGATTTTGTTCTTTTAGAAATTTCAGTATTACACAAACGACAATTCATTTACTAATCCTTTTATAAAGTTAACTATCAAGTGGCAATGTAACTTACCATATTCAGTCACCGTCAACGTTCCTTGCGTAATAGTGTAATTACGTTTTGGAATAGTTGAAGTTTCTGATAAGGTTCCACCTGCAGTAGAAATGTTACTGATCTTATCGAACAGAAAAGTATCGTTCCTATTGCGTCCTACAGCACCTTCTGCATCACAGAACTGTCTGAACTTCATCAACGGTTGAGCTAAATGACGAATCTTTTTGGATAACTTAGGGTTACCTAAATATCCGCCTAAACTGTCTGTTGCCCATAATTGTTGACTCATTTATAACTCCTAATCAAATACCGCCAGCAATCTTAGTTTTGTCTTCTTTCCTCTCATTCAGATAATCCTCTAAAGAACTCTTTCGGGTTATCGGAGTGGTGGTTTCAGACTTTACAGCCTTGCCAGACGATACAGTTGACTTCTTTTTCTCTTTGACTAGCTGACGCTTTAACTTTTTAGTCTCCGTTGATTCAACTTTAGTCTTCCTCTTTCGGAGTATCATCCTTACCGCGTCTGATACAGCTAACCGCTGTCCACCATCTTTTAAATACCTCTCCGCTCTGTCTGGATCAGTATATAATTTGGTGGCTAGCTTGAATGCCGTCGAAGTTGTGTCACTGAGATTAAGCTCCTTATGAGAGCCTCTATACATCTCAGGCTCTTTTTTATCAGAAAGATAGTCGTACTCTTCTACAATAGAAATCCATTCCTGCTGATGTCTTTTCTGCTTGTCGACAACATCACTATCTTGTTTCTGATACTTAGTCACAGCTTGTTTCTCGGCTTTGTTGATTCGATAATCCATGATTTCCCACATTAGATTAGAATCGCCTTCTTCCATCGCCTTGCCTAAAGCTGTTTTAAGTTGAGACTCTGAATACTCAGTAGTTTTCTCTTTCGGTGTACTGTTCTTTAACGAGGTATTCTCTTCTTCAAGAGTTTTTAACCTCGACGTTAACTGGTCAATGCGTTTCTGGACTCCGCTCTTCTTTTCGGTAGACTCTTCTTCGTCAAAGTCGTCTAAAGATAATTCGTCATCTAGTCCCTCTGTTTCTTCTTCGCCATCGTCTTTTTCTGAGGGGACGTCTTCCTCAGGGGTTTCCGAAGTCTTTTCCCCGTCTTCACCGTCATCATCATCAGTTTTAGGAAGAAAGTCGTCATCGGAGACAGCATTCTCTTTGCCTTCTTCTTTGCCTTCTTCTTCCTCGGCACTAACGATACCGTCTAACTCGTCGGCTATTTCATCCGCTACTTCACTGTTTTTCTTGATCATTTTATCCTCCAGTTATTTAAGAGCCTGCGCTCTCCAGTGTTTGTTCGATACACAGAAACGTCATTGTTACCTCGTACATTTACCATCTACAAGGTCGTGCCCGCATTGGCACTTCTTACACCACTCGCGCGTTATTACAGGCACGGATTTAATGTCAGGCGATTTAACGCCAGATGTATTATGGATAACTAACACTTTCTTTTTAATAACTTTTACTTCATCTTCAGCAATCGTTTCTGATTGTGGATCACCAACAATAATCATTGGCTTACCTTTATTCCTACTTCCTTTAGGTCTTGGCATAATATTATCCTCTTTGAATTTCCTTTAGAATTTCAGCTCCAGATCCGCGCTCTCTGCGCTCTGCTTGATTAACCAAGCTGTTTACTAGAGTCTTTGCTTGAGTATGGTTCTTAATCATACCGTGATTGCCCATTGAGGCTATTCTCTTTACTCTACGCCTTACATCTTCATGTGCCATTCCGTGTTCAAACATATTACTCTCCTTGTTCTGCATATTTACCATCTAACATAGGGTTCGTATATTTCTCTTTCCCTAAAACCTTCTCTTCAATACTCTTTACTTGTTTCTTTAAGGGTTCGATAGAATTAGTATACCCCCATACCCTATTGTTAAAATCCATCAAGGCTTGTTTGTACCCAGTGAAATATTCATAATCTTTTCCTGGCGCACACAAATGACCGTTCTTATAGATATTATTACTTTTACCGCCTACAACATCCTCGATCATAGCATCTAGCAATGGTTGGATAATATCTTTCCATGTCTTATCGCTAGTAAGCTTCTTTACTCTGCGACAAACAGTAATCTTCTTATTGTATATCTTGGCTTGTTCTTGCAATCTATTATTTAGTTGCTCCATCGCCGATCGCCTCCATCTCGCCTTCAAAGTTGTTCTTCTCTGATTTAAACGTCTTCTTTGTCTTAGCTAATTCTTTCTGTCCGGAATCTATCTCTTTGCCCATTGCCTGTAGCTGTTGCATACCTTGCTGTAGCTGTTGTTGCATCTGAGCCAGTTTGCCTTGCATGACCTTATCAGGTGACGTTGAGTATAGCTCCGGATCTTTAACTCCGTCCTTTTCTAGCCAATCTCTATATGAATTGTAGAGATCCTCAAGGTCTGATATATTGAATTGCTGCATTTGAATTGCGGCCTGTAACCTCATCCATGCTTTTTGTGTCGCTATATTCATATCGGACACTTCTAACGTGCCGTTTGACTTGACCATAGCTGGAAAGTTAAAGTCTTCCTTAGTGATTTCATTACCGTCAACCCATATTGAATCACCAAGACGCTCTTTCATTATATAAAATACTTTCTTATATACCTTAGACAGGACTTCATTCCACCTAACAACCTCAATCGTCAATGATCCTGAATTAGATTGAATCCCGGCATTTACCTCTCCAAGCGTTTTACCACCACCGGCGTTCGTTGCATTCCTAAACAACTGGTCGCTTGATGCTTGATACTCTTCTACAAAGGCTTTTGCCAACTGAATGATGTTGTTTGAACTCACATCAGGTATTTGTCTCTCGTCTAATCTCCACGCTTCGCCAGGAGATGACATCGGCACAAACTCACCCGGCATGAAAGCGGTGTTTCTTTGTAGTATTTCGGACGTGTCTAACGCACCATATACCGGATTATTGTTATATTCGTCCCTAATCAGCATATTATTGATGGATCTCTCCATCACTTCTTGTAACGCTCTTACCTGTTCCGGTACACCTCTTGAGTTGTAATGACGCGGATCTTTACGTTCATTATCGAACCGTTCAAAGTTCCAGCCACTAAACTCAAATGGGAATGGTATCTTTCTTAAGAGCGCGTCATCATCAGCAACAATATCAGCAAGAAAAGTAAACACCCAACGCTCATAGCAGTCGGACCCTTCTGGCTTATACCAGCAATAGACCTCGTGAATACGAAATAGGTCGTCACTTGAATTAGAAGAATTTACCCCTTCAATAGTATTTTTTTGTTGAGTGATAATATCATCATCGTCTCCCTTATTTGCACCTATCTCTTCAAAGTCTTTCTTTATATATATCTCATTATCGAACCTCTCTTCTAACTCATGCTTTGTTAAGAAAAACTCGTGCGTGATCCTCTCCGCGTCCTCGATGTCAGTTGTGTATGATGGAACGATAACTTTGTTTGGTAGGGGGACTTCAATGTTTGGTAGGGATGAATATTCGTAAATATCAAACTCGATAATATCTTTACCGCTACGGAACTGGTCAACCACATCTTTAATAGTCTTCTTATCCTCGTCGTCTTCTAGGTCTAACTCATATCGCTGTGCTATGAACTGTTCAAGCTCTTTGTTCTTCGACTGCTTTAATTGCTTGATCACATCCTCGCCATAATCGTCTAAATCCAGCACCTTGTGTATCTTGCGTGACCTAAACTCCTCAACTATCTTGAAGATACAATGACCTTTCTCTTTTGCGAAGTCAGCTGATAACTCTAGCTTGCTGAACAGATCCATCTTATTACGCAATACAAGATTCATCGCCTCTTCAGCGTTTTTTGCTTTTGCCTTCGTCTGGGGATCTTCTTTAGCCCCGCTCTCAACCTTAACAGAACACAACGTCTTAGCAGACCAAGAACTCAATACAAGGTTTGGTGTCTGTTTCTTAATTAACTTATCTGTCTCTGGTAATGGTATATCGGGAGCGTTCTCATACGGATAGTTAGACACACGCTTAATACCTAATCTTTGGTTGGCGGCTGATATTAACTTGTGCCTCCATACAGCAGTATCATCATCGTCCTTCGTTACTTTCATTCTAAGGTCGTTGATGAACTCAACTTCCTTTAACGATAGTTTCTTGTCTTCTGCTATATCTTTACTGTTGGGTGTTTTATTAGACATTTATTGCTCCAGTTTTCCATCCATATCCACTAGTTTTTTTGTGCCTGTGCCACTTGTTTACTCTTGCTTGATATGCTACTTGCTTTCTTGGACTGAAATGTTTTAGTCCCCAGATTCCATATATATAAGCGTCGGCGTCATCTGGTGATCTACCTAATAAGGCTTTTGTTTGCTTCTTTGCTACCAATCCTATCTTACCTGTTGAGTTGACCAACGTATACTCAACACTTGACATCTGCCTTCGTATTTCAATATCTTCCGGGTAAACAACGCGCTTGTTTTTAATCTCTTCCCAAACATACCACCACATCTCGGTCTTTAAATTGTTATACCTCTCTGTGTTCGATGAACTGCTACCTGAACTAATTGGCAATACTTTGATTTCTGTGTTTCGTAACAACGCCGCGACATGATCCGATACGCCTTTTCCAATACCAACACTGTCAATTGAAATGCCTTGAACTTGATACTTATTGGCTAACACAACTATCTCAGCACCTATCTTCTGCGTGTCGCCATGATACAGCTCTTTACGATCAATAACCTCGGTATTCTCAAACACTAAAACAACACATTTGTCTCCACCTACCAACGCTGGATCGCAACTAATATGTCGGATAGTGCTGTCTTCATATAGCTGAACTCCTTTAAGTGCCTCAATATCCTCAAGTTTGATTAGTGTGTTATCACCGGATACGAGGAACGAGGTCATTACTTCCTGTTCAAATGCTGTTGGGTGAAGCTCTCCTTTAAGCGCGTCAATCTCTTCTTTCTTCAAATAAGGATTATCGTATGATGTGAACCGGAAACTTTTGAACCCATCTATCTCTTTCTCACCCTTTTCAAACATTGTATAAAATGCGTTCAAGCCCTTTGGCGTACCAATAAACAATCCTCTACCACCAGTATCAATTAACATAGGCCGCAATACCTCAGCCCATAACGACTCACCGTCAGGAATACTAGCGAACTCGTCGACCACAATAAAATTAACACCAACACCACGCAAACTATCGGGAGTATCGCAACCTTTAAGCTCAATCGTTGAGCCGTTGATTAATTTCATTGCTAATTCTGATTCGTTAACTTTTTCTATTACTTCGGAAGGAACGATGTCTTTCAACATACGCCATGCGATCTGTTTGGCTTGTTTATACGTCGGGGCAACGTACCAGTTCAAAGATCCTTCATTTTTCAAAGAACTCATTAACAATTCATTAACCGCTAATGTCGTCTTACCGAATCTTCGACCGGCAACCAATACCCTAAACCTGCTTTCGTCCTGCCAAACTTTTCCTTGGTTGAGGTGTAATTTCAGTTTTAATTCCATCTATCTCCCATACGAGTTTGATGTGTCTGCCATTGGTGGCACCGAGATTGACTTCTTTGGGGCAAGATTTCTTGACAATCTCTAAAGATATTTCTTCTTTACGTTTCTCCTCGACTGTATCACTTCTAAGAACATTGTAAATTGTTCTCCAAGAGAGATTAATAACATCAGCCATTAACGATTCTTCTCTAAGTGATTTCCTTCCCATCTTAACCATAGATAAGTCCTTTTAAAACTTTATGTGTCAAATTGTTACAATAATTAGAAACTATATAAAAACTGCGCATCCACTAAACCCGAAATTGTAAGTACATTTTATGTTTATAATTTTATCCGGTAGAGATGCGCATATACTATATGTAACATATTATCTACATTTAGTCAATAGTTGTTTATTTTTTTAGACATTTGGCGACTGCCATACTGTCTCTTTACTCATACCCATCCTCCTCCTCTTCCCCAACAGGGTTCGTTACATAATTTCTAATCTCACTAATAATTTTACGTTGAAGCTCAATAAGCCGTTCATTCTTCTTAATCGCCCTTAATATTTTATCGGGATCTCTGAGAACCTTCAATTCCTTCCTTGCCGATTCAATCCGTTGCTCAGCATTTTTGACCAGAATTTCATCCCTTACAACACATTTTCTGTTGCAAGCGTAACAGTACCTTCCTGTGTTCATCGTTGCTTTCTTCTTCCCGCACTCTTGACATTGATTTCTTTTAAACTTCATTTTTGACCCCCTCTTTGCAAATACCTCCCGTTATCTCCCTAAACCGCGCTGCGTCCCTTTTAACCACAAGAGCCTTCATCTCCCTACTAGCCGGGTATCGGTTGAGGATCGTTGTCACGATTGGTGCTGCGTATTTGTAGTCTTTGTTTGGCATGGTTTCTCCCTTACTCTTCTTTTATATTACAAGCAACTTCTGCTAAATAATCAGCAATTTTTTCTGGCTTTAAATCTCTATCATGTATGCAGGGCAACATCCCCGTCATATCATAAATTATCTTTAAAAGCTCGGCTACTGTGTAGGCTGAGTAGAATACGAAGTCTTTATCGTTCTTCTCATAAAATTTCCACCCTTTTAAATCTTCTTTTGAGAACAATCTTTCTGTAAGTTGCCACTCATGTACACCTCCACCAAAAGGAAACCAATAAAACAAACTCTCTTGCTCAAATCCCAAATCCTTCATTTTACGAGCAAGCTCAAGGCTCACCACCTGTTTTTCAATCTCCATTCTTTACCTCCCCTTTTTGTATCTCTCCTGCCCAAACCCCAATCACACCAGCAAGGTTTTCCATTCTTCTGGCATATAAGTCGTTCTTCCTTTTTCCAGTGCTGGCATGGTTATTCCTCCAGTTTTATCCACTGCACATTAAATTCCCGGCAAAGCCATTGGAATTGTTGAAACTCTTCTTTGTCTTCAAATACGTCTTTTGGGTTGGTGAATCCTATCCAATTTTTCATATTCTTCTTTCTATATAATAATATATAAGAATATATAGATATATTAGGGTGGTGCCATAATTATGTTAACTACCGGACAAACGCCTTTTTTTCAACCGGACAAACACAACCGGACACATCGGACAAATACGGACACCCAAGTATGACACTTGGACAAAGTGCCGGACAGGACAGGACAACTGTATACGTAGTATACAGTGTCCGTCCGGGTGCAGTTGTCCATATGTCTATTCGCACAATAAAACTCTCTTGTTTATTCCTTCACCATCAAAACGAATAACACCACTTTTTAAAAAAGAAGCAACTGCACGATTAAAGTTCTTACCTTCTGTTTCATTTTTTCCAGTGCTTATTTTCAAATATGCTGCTCTCCATTCATACTCAGTAACAAAAATAGTGTCTGTTTCGTAATCCATATTTCCTAAATTTGACTTACGTCTGGCATATTCTAAACGCAAAACAGAAAGGATCTCCTGTTGCTTTGCTCCTTTTGGTATTAAACCCGCCGAAGAATTGTAATCTATTTGATCTAAAACAGCGGAAGTTATAGGATCACCATTTTCGTCTGCCATATCAAGATCAATTTGTTTAATTAAAAAAGACATTGGATTTGGGACCTCAAAATCCTTTATCTTTGTAGATTGCATTAGCACTACACCTGTGTCTACATTTTTACTGATCATATATTCAAAATCAAGTGCCGCCCTTAAAGAAGAACCTCCCCTTCCACGGCTTTTATCTGCGTGTCCTGTATGATGGATGGTTAAAACAGCACAATCAAACCTTTCCCGTATAATATCAAGACCTCTTATAAACGCATTCATGTCTGATGTATCATTTTCGTTCCCATTCCCAAAATTTCTAGCAAGCGTATCAATAATAACTATCTTTGGGCTTACGCCGGTGCTTTGAATTATACTTTCTATTTCATCCGCGACCTCAGTTGCATTAGTCGCATTTGTTAGCTGAGCAGATCGAGAAGATGCAAAAAACGGATATTCTGGCGTGATTTTTAGATTATTAGCAATTTCCCAAGCTGTAATTCGTCTTTTAATACTGTTCTTTCCTTCACTCCCTATATAAAAAGCCCCCCCCTGATTAACGTGCCAACCAAAAAACGGCGTACCAGTTGCAACATTACAGGCAATTCCTATTCCCAAAAAGGACTTTCCAGCCCCGGGTTGTCCGAACATCATTGTAAGCGTATCTTCTTCAATATGGTTTTTTATAAGCCATTTAGGAATTTTAAGTTCAAGTTCGCTTACATGAATAAATCCTAATCCTGCAGGTGCTATTTTAGGTTCTTCTGCATACGAAAAAGCCTGATTTACCTTTTGGACAACAACAACATCATCTAGCGGCGGCTCGCAAGAATCTTTATTATATGATTTAATAGCAGCCAAAACCTGATCGAAAGACATATCGTTTCTTGACCTAAGAGAACATGCAAATCTAAACAGGGTTTTGTCGCGATCTCCTTGTTTTGTTTTTTCAGCTAAATGGAATTTTCCATTTTCGGTATGCGTAGGTTTTTGGAAGAATTCGGACAAAACTTCTTTAATTAAAGAAAACTCTATCTCTGCTATTGGAAGATCGGTTTTTACTCTGTACGTTTGTTTAGTGTCTGGGTGTATTGACCCGGGTCCGACAAGGTAAAAATTACCGAACCGTATATCTCCAGCCTCAGGTCTTTTTCCATCAGGATCTTTTAAACATATTTTTTGCTTACCTTCAGGATAGTTATTTATCTTATAATAAAAATGTCTTTTAAGGTCAACCGTAGACTCAACGGAAAATGTCGGCGGGAGATAATCTTGTATCGTTTGGATATAGTCAGGATGATCCGCGTCTATTGCACCAAATCCAGATTGAGGTCCCGTTATAACACCATAATTAAACTTTTGTTCTAAAAATCTACAGGCCGTTTCATAATCATATTGACTCTTTTGATTTTGTGGCCAACCGTATTCAAACGCCTCCTTTCCAATAAGTTTTACAAATTTAGCGTCTTTTAGTTGTATTGGAATCATTTTTTAATCTCCTTAAACGGCTTGTCTTTCAAAAGGATTACTCTCTCCCCAAGATATTTGATATTTACCTTTATATGTATAGAAGGAGTTCAAATCTTCCCATATAAGTTTAATATGTAACAAATCGTTTTCGATACAAACAAGAACTTCTTTTAAAGATTCACTACATTCAACATTTTTTAATTCTTTGAATATTTCAATTTCTTCAATCCTGTGAAAGATTTCATGAAGAGTATTATTTGACTTATGCTTATCGTTATAAAACAATCCGATATTCTCAACAACTCCACATTCAAGCAACTCATAACCATCTGACCAATCCTTCCCATGAATTGATACCCCATCATCAATCAGCCTTACACAGTTACATTTTTTAAAGTCCATAACTTCCTCCTATATAAAAAGCCCTCGAACGCAATCCTATTTCTGCAAAGAACAAGGACTTTTGACGCGAACGAGGGCATGAAAAAAGACACTCCCTTTGAGTGCCTAATTAAAATTATTCTAAATTATTTTCCCTTGCTCTTTGCATGATTATTATATTATACCAAAAACAATTCATATGTCAACATAAAAAACCCCCTACCCACAACAGGCAGGGGGCGTTTCCGTGGCGTTACTCAGAATCCCAGGCAATACCTTCCTCCGGGACGCTTTCTGCCGCTACCGGCGCATTAGCGTTATCAACCAATTTCTCAAAGTTGTATTCTTTAATATTGGCGTACGTCTTGCCCTTCGCCTCGTTATGCACAACCGTCGCATAAAACTGACGGCCTGTCCATAGATCAGAGTCAATAGGAAAAGGGATTCCCTTATACGGCTGCCCGATCGCTTTAAGGAAAAGGCGAGTTACAAAAAACCCTTTCCAAGTATCGTCAAGCGAGCAACGGTTGAGCAAAGAACGTCCTTCTTCCTCGCCACCTACGACCTCGCATTTTGCAATAACCGTATCGGCGTCAAGGTTGAACTTATTTCCGTCATATGCCTGATCGAATATATCGACCACTTGAAACAGATGTTCCTTCTCTGACGGCTTATCAAACGACATCTGTTCCGGTTCTTCGTCTTTTGCTGACGCGTTACGTTTTACC